CTTGATTAAAAACACTTCAGCCGCTGAGTTGTACTCAGCATCCAACACCCTGAAGCCGATAGAGAAAGCTGTAAGAACTCCGTCTTTGATAAGTTGGAATTGCTTTGCAGCCGTTGAAATTCTTGCTTTTATCCACAAACCCTTACCATCCGTCTTGTGTTCTGTCATACGTCCGATCGGATTGTTGTGATCGTGGTAAGCCAGAATGACTGGATTCTTCAGGTAGTTCTGCATTCCTTTTTCCCAGACAGTACTGGGAACAACATCACCATGACGATCTACATCGATTGTACTGGCGTACCCTTCGATGTAGATTGAACCCTCGGCGCTGTCTGCAGCTTTGACGGAAAAAGCACTATTTAAATGTAGTACTTTATCTTTCATAGGCTCCTTACCTTAATTTTGTGGAGGCTTTTTAGGCGCTCCGCCTACGCTGGGATTTGCTGCACTGCCTGCAATATTTGCTGGCACACGCAGGTCGTCGTGACCAGGCTTGGTCTCATAGCGTAGTTCCATCCGGGCTTCGTTTGGAGAAATTACTCCACCGTTCACCAGAGTGGTATAGTAAGCAGCCACATCTTTCATTTCGGGCTGCAGTGCGGATACGGTCGAAGTTACAGCTTCAACGTCATACCCAAAAAATCTTTCCATTGCACTAACATAACGGTTCACAATTGGGATTACAGTCTCCAAGTAAAACAACCGTAAGTTGGGTGCAATATTTGCGTTGTTGCCGCCGTCGAGCAGGATGGGTGGCACGCCCAAGCTCTTTAAAATCTTTGTGTCATGGGTTTTGATTGAATTGTCAAAATCCATGTCTTTGAATGAGTCGGAGAACTCGCCCCAAGGCTTCAATCCACTATCCAAGATCATGGGCTTTTTAGCACCGTTCTTGGGTGAATACTGAGTTCTCCAGTTTTGGATTGTTCGTTCTTTGGCTTGTTGTGACAGAGTATTCTCACTTGTCAAGATTAAACCCATTACAGCACCGTTCTCAAAAAACTGTTCCTGAAACGTCTGCATCTTGTAGAGTATCTTGATGTTGCGATCTGCTGAGGCTAAACGACTGGTACCACGATAGATTGAGGTACTACTCAATTCTTTGATGTGGATTATCTCGTCTGGCCTGAACTTTACCTCACTGTTATAGGTATAGCTCTTTACATAGGTTTTAGGATCTGTGTCAATCTCTACGTTGCTAGCAGGCAAGTGGTAAATGTGAGCACCGTCCCAGTATATAAAGATGTTGCCTTCTAATACAAAGTCAGTAAAGATGTTGGTTCTGAAGTCTTGTGCACTCTGATAGGGGTTGGGAGTATAGTTTAAGAGTTTGATCAAACTCTTTTGACGCATACCACCTACAACAGCATCTGCTTTTGAATCCTTAACGTCGTAGTCCAGACTACTGCAGGCGCTAACAATCATGTTGGTAGCGCGGTTTACAGTCTCCAACTTGTTGTATGCTTGAAGGTACGTCAATGTGGCATCTGTGCCGATATTGATGCCCTCATCACGACTGATCACATACTGGGCAGGATTCATCTTTTCCACTACCCAGGACTTAACATTATTTATCCAGCCCATATTCACCTCAATAAAAGTCGCTAAAACTACCAGTCACCTTTGGCTTTTCATCACGAGGTAACAGCATCTTAGCCTTTTGAGTTTCTATCCAATGATTCTGCTTGGTGGCCGTTGAGAGTGGTGGCGCTTTACCGTACACTCCGTGTAAAGCTACATGATGACGATTACACAGTGTGTAGACGTCATCATATATTTCCTTGCGGTGGTGTTCGATAAACTCGTCCCGGTTTGACAGTACGGCTTCGTCTGACGAAAAGTCACGACCCGTTTTTTCAATCCAACGTTCTAACAAGAGTGTCACTGAATGCGTATGATGTAGCTCTAGGTCTTGATCGGTGTTGCAGATATAGCAACAACCTTTCTTGTCATAAGCACTTTTGGCTCGGTCACGAATCCACTTGACAGGAATTCGTTTGTTCGTATTTTTTGCCATGGCGCTACTACAAATTACCGTTATTATAGCACGTAGGCAGATGGTTGTCAAAACCTTTTTTGGTCCTGGTAGTTTTCACCCTTTAACCTCCTAGATTGTGTAAGTATAAACAGCGTACCGAAGTGCATCAGCTATGTGTGAGACCTTGCTGTGTACAGGCTTTTCACGCGTCAACGTATCACGGTTGTCCCATTGGTACTGGTCGAACATCTCTAAGGTATGTTTGCAATGAGGTGCAACCTTTATACGCCCCTGTTCTACAAGTGTTTGCACGTATGCAATACCTTCTAACACCTGCTTTTTGGCTTTGATGGTAGAGATATCGTAACTATAGGCAAGATCGCCTGCAAACTGCGCTGCGGCCGAGTCGATAAAGATGCCACTGTTCATGCCCCAACGATCGATCAACTTATGAAATGCCTCAGCATGTTTGGCTGTAGTAGCCTCAGCTTCTAGATACTCGTCGACCACATGGAATGTATCGCCCTTGGGATCGTATGCCAACACCACCATGGCAGTGGGATCGCGATAGCCGGGGTCAATTCCTGCCAGATACTCCACACCATCACTATGTTCAAACTCCACAATCAGTGATTCACTGAGAGAGTAAATCTGACCCTCGAACACATTGAAGCTAGCCATGTATTCCTGCTCGAACTCCGCCTTCGACATACTTCGACGGGCTTCTTCAACGTCACTTTCCAACATGCGATCATTTTCTAGGTAATCGGCTTGCAGACTAACCCACTGAGGGTATTGCTCACTCCATCCCCGCTCCCAAAACTTACTAAACCAGTTGTGTTTTCCGCGGGGGGTAGAGATAAAGATAGCCTTGCTACCCGGACGATCTAGGGTAGGACGTAGGCTCACGTTAAAAGCCTCTTCGCCACCTTCTCCCAGTGCAGCTTCGTCAAAGATAATCAAATTGTATGACCGACCCACGCTAGAGTCAACAGTTGTAATACTACCCATACGAATAGTACTGCCGTTCGATAACTCGATGACCTTGTCTTTTACATTGTCTTTGGTAACTTCCAGGTCAAACTGTTTGATGAACCCACGCTGGAGATCAAAACTAATGGTACTCAGATTGTAGTTAGGACTCATGATCAACACATTACAACCCGGGATTAACACCACCAACTGACCAATGACGTTGGCAATGAAAGTCTTGCCCAGTCGCCGGCTCAACGCAGCACAGATAAATCGGTACTTGGGGCTGTTCACCGCGTTGATTAACGCGATCTGGGGACAGTTCAAATTGTCGTAGATGGGACTCCCACCCACAGTGGCTAACTTTAGATAGTTGGCGATGGGCAGTTTGATGAATCGAGTATCGCTTGAGTAATCTGTAATATTGAACTGGTCAATGTCTGGTCGAGAGATCTTAAGCATTGGACTTCAACAACTTTTCTAGTAACGATCCATAATTCGACCCGGCAGCACCACCATCATTGATTTGAACATTGACTTGACTTTTAATATTGGACCCACGCACTTTCTCCAGTTGAATTTCACGGTCTAATTGTTCCATGGTCATTTTGTGGCTCAGCGCAAGTAGATCTGCAATGTCCTTGCTGCTACCAACCCCCGCTTCGTCCAATTCCTGGAACTTCTTCGAAATCAACATATCCATTGCTTTGCGCATTTTAAAGCGGTTGTTGAAGCCTACGTCCTTGAAGACCTGGTCTATATAGCTCTTAACCTCGCGGCGGTTCAATTGGGTTGCTACCAGCTCGGTGGAGATGCCTAAATCCTCAGCAACTTTGGATAAGCTCTGACATTGTAGGTAACAGTTCGCAATCTCCAACCCCTCAGGGTCTATCTGGAGTGTTTCGGCTGGGTGGGCGGCTGGTAGCATGGTCTTCCTTAATTAATATCTATCTTACGAGTTTGGGCCTTCTGACTCTGTGTGAGCTCGATGTAGAGGACACCGTCTTCCAGTTGGACATGTGACACGTGGATGTCCGGTTCTAGGGTCCAGGTCTTGGTCCAAGATCTGTGGGCGAGTCCACGGACCAAGTATTGGCGAGTGTCTTCGGCTTCTTTCGTACCCTTGACAGTCAAGGTGGTACCGGTCAGTGACACGTCCAGCTCGCTTTTGTCCCAGCCACTTACCGCAATTTCGATGACGTAACAATCATCGTCCTTGTATAAATTGTACGGGGGGTATTGGTTGGTTGCACGATTTAACATGTTTTCAAAACCAATCATGGTCTGGTACAACGGGTCTAGCATTTGATTTTTCATTGTTGATCCT